TGCAGGAGTTAGGCGCACGGTATGGTGGTTGTTGTAGTTTGGTTGCGTGTGATGGTGGTTGTGTTGATCCCAGTGTGCATTGGAAGGAGCTTGTTGATGGTTGTGTGGATGCGTTGGAGGAGATGTGTGGGCACTCAGTGCTGAAAAGGAAAAGTCTGTTGGCATCTCAATGGGAAGCGCGTCAGCAATCGGAGGTGATGATGCATGTGGTTGATCAGGATGATCCTAGTGTGCCAATGATGTTGGGAGATCGGGAGTATTTGCGGTTTGTGTTGCTTGGTTGGAGTTCTGTGTATGAGCCGGAGGCAGGTATGAAGTTGCGGGATCGTTTTGCCATTTTGTGTGAGGATTGTGTGAATGGAAGGTTTCATGGTGACGGTCGTGCGCAGTCGGGTAATGGGCAGGAAATTGCGTGGAATGCGACGCGGAAAGTGTGTGCGGACATTAACCGGAACCAGGTGATGATGTTGAGAGGGTTTAGCGAGAAACTCTATGGCTTCTTCTTACGAGGTCGGGAGCTTGTTTGTCCTCTCCATTTTTACCTGGATAAGGGTGTGTTGGTGCCGGATGGAACTCAAATCAGGGTGCGTGCGGATGGTGTTTGTTTTGATTTTGAGTTTGATGCTGCGCGGTTGCGAACGGAGGTGATGGAGAATTTGGATGCTCGGTTTCAGATGGATTATGCGTGTTACGAGGTGCCAGAGAAGGTTGGTCGACATAGAAAAACTATTGTCCCAGTTTTCCCTGACATTTCGAAATATTTTACTCCAGATAAGCTGACTGAAAAGTTAGTTAATAAGCCTGTGATGATGGGCATGAGATATGATGATAAAAACGGTGTCTCTACGGTGCTGTTTAATCAATTTCATGTTGTGTCAACGCGGGGTACTTATCGGTCAACTGGTATGAAGGAGTCAAACATGTGTATTCCTGGGCAATTGTTGTACGATATCTTGGATGATGGAGATTGTGGTACATTCATTCTGGCCTGCGAACCGGCTGGAAAAGTTACAATTGTGGGAATGCATGTTGCTGAGCGTCCATATGGTGCTGGTGTTATCGGAATGGGCTTTCCGATGTGGCAGGGTATGTTTGATGCAGGACGGGCACAGATATACCAGACAAAGCTTGAGCAGACAGGCCGGGTGCCTAATGCTCCACCTCCAGTGGAAAAACCGTCTAAAATCGTGAAGTCACCGCTCTTCGATCACGAGCTTTGTAAGGGTGTTACAAAGAGGCCAGCGCATTTGGGTGCATCGACATGCGCCTTTAATGCAGAAGAGCTTATTTATCGCGAGCTTGATCGTGGTTTTGCTGAGGGAGATTATAAAGCTTATCCTTTCGACGAGGGTGAGTACGAGGAGGTTCATTCCGCTGTTCGAGACTCATACTTTCGAGTCACACAGCGGGATCCTTCTCGGATACGGAAACTGAATCTTCAGGAAGCGTTGTCAGGTGGCGCGGCAGGGCCTCATAAAGGTCTAGCCCCACTTTCGTTGGCAACGTGTTCTGGAGATCCATGGATGTATCTTCCTGGCGCGCATGGTAAGCATCATTTGTTTCGCGGTAATGCGGGTGAGCGTGAGATTTGGAACATGGATTTTGAACTCTTCTTCAATGACTATCTCGACAAGTTGAAGGATGAGGATATGGGTGAGTATAAAGAGAAAGTCGTCCTTTTTCTTAAAGATGAATTGCGGTCTGAGGCGAAAACAGACCCGAATTGTCCACTCACCCGAGTGATCCAGTGTTTCGGAGCACATCATCTTCTTGCTATGAGGATGTACTTTGGTGCTTTTACGGACTTTTGTCATACGAATCATGACAAGTTGCCGTCGGCTGTTGGGATGGACCCTTATTCAAAGGACTGGGATAATCTTATCCAGGTCCTTAAACAGGTCGGTCTCCGCGGTTTTGATGGCGATTATAAAAAGTTCGAGAAGTACTTTTGTGAGCAAATAGCAAAAGGTTTTGTGCGGTTGGTCAACGAGTGGTATGCAACGTTCGGGGAGTCATCGGAGGAGGATGATCTCGTGCGTTACAACTTGGTAATGTTGACCTTGGAATGTAACTTGGTTGTGGGAAACAAGAGTTACTTCCAGCGTGGGCAGCTGAAAAGCGGTGTCTCGCTGACCTCCATAATGGGGTCTTACATGAACGATATTCTTCTCCGTCTGGCGTGGACCTGGGTGCACAAAAACCTGGGGATTCCTACAGACCAAGGAGAGTATGATGCTAAAGTCAGAAAATCAACATTTTCAGATGATAACATCAATATCGTTTCAGATGACAAGCTCCCAGTGTATAACTTCCTTACTGTGAGAGATGAGTTTGCCAAGCGTGGTATCGAATATACCCCTGCAGACAAGTCCGACAATGTGGTTGCTTATAAGCACTATACAGAGCTTGAATTTCTGAAATGTAAGACCCGAGAATGTCGAGGTCAAGTCCAGGGTGTTACGCACTTTGCGGTACCCACCGATCCAGAAGATTTTACATCACTGGCGTGGATATCCAAAGGGCTTGATCCCCTGGAAGCAGTGACTACCAATGCTGGTAGTCTACTCCTCCGGCACTTCGGCCGGGGTAGAGTTGCGTATGGGCTCCTGTCTGATCGACTCCGGTTAGCGTTGTCGTCCATTGGATCCGAAGGTGCGTTGCCTACTTACGAGCAAGCACTTCGTCGATACAAGGATGGCGTCATGGACAGAGTTGATGAGGCAGATGAATTAATTTATCAGGTAATTGACGATACCTGGGGCCCCAAGTCGATCTTCCTCACGAATGAGATGAGAGACTTTTATCGTCACATAATCCCCGAAACACGGGACCAATTGCCCTCGGTCTTGACTCATTTTGTACAAACGTACGTAGAGGACTACCCTCTCGCGCGGTGCCAAATGATGGGCGACCAAGGGCCTTTGGAGGCTGAGCCGGTTGTGGCCACAGTGATTGAACCGACAGCCGTTGCACCGACCCCAGATATGGAGAATCGAAACAGATCCTGGAAAGGATGCGATTTGACCGATTTGGGTAAGAGGTTTACAAGAGTGACTGCGACAACAGCGTCTTCATTTGGTAATTATCCTATCAATTATCTTTTGTTGACGAATGTTACGATGGACCCTATAGCCAATGGAACCTATATACCGTTTTCATGGACACAGGGTGCGTTGTATTACGTATCACGCTTGTACGCCTTTTGGTGGACTGGCTTTAGGTTCAGATTGACAGGGAACGCTCTTGTGGAGATTGGTTACGCGACAGAAATTAGCGTTGACCAGCCTCCTATTGGGACAGTACCAGGAAATCCGAACTGTGGCAATATGGGCCCTCTTCTTCTTGGCATAGGAGATGAGACTGGCCCAAATAACTTTCAAGTTGATCCATATACACAATGGAACTTCTTCCGTAGACCTCTAAATCAGAGCATGGCAGATAATGATTTATTTTGTTGTGATAACAAACTTTATTTCAACGAAACAAATTCGTCGACGCGTGGGCAAACAACATTGTATGCCGCCCTTGGCGATAATCCTTATTTCTTTTGCTTAAGAGAGGTCCCGAAGTTGGTCTATACTGCGCCTTCTAAAGTGCGTGGTCAAATGGTTGACTTGAAAGCTAAACCCCAGAGTGGGACCGGGGTAACAATGGTCTCCAGTGCGTTGGTGCAGGCTCAAGAGAATGTGAAGCCGTACCTCGAACCAGTACATGAACAAGGTGGAGCGGAAGTTCAGTATCAACTCTCGACTATGGCGGCCCGAAGGCAGTTAATTGAGGTGTTTGAATGGACTACATCGCACGCTGAAAATCATATTATTACTAGTTATTCAGTCCCTGGGGATTTTATCAAAGGATCCTCGGCGACAGCTTTTAATAATTTTACGTACTGGCACGGGGAAACAGAAGTCTATTTTGAAGTAAATAGTACATTCTCCCAAGCCGGTCTGCTACTTGTGTATTTTGTGCCTGATATGCCAATCGCGCGCATCAATCAACACATTGCAGACTCTAAAATCTCGCAGTTGGTGAATCCCCATTTGTGGATCGATCTTAACGGCGCTCGAACAGCGAAGTTTACGATCCCATTTCTTCACCCATTGCTGAGGTTTGATACAGCAGAGATTAACGTTGGATATAGTCCCTTGGCTATTGTTAATCTCGGTACTCTGTGTGTTTCCGTCTTTAACCCTATGGTGGTTGGGGCAGAGGCGGTAGCACTCAGCGCAACGATTTCG